AATGGACTAAAACCAGACATTATTATTAATCCTCATGCTATTCCGTCTCGTATGACTATCGGACAATTAAAGGAAACCTTGTTAGGAAAAGTTCTTTTGGAGCTCGGCATGTTTGGCGATGGTACTAGCTTTGGAAATCTAGATGTGAAAACCATTGCAAAGGAATTGCAAAATGCCGGTTATGAAAGTTATGGTAATGAAGTCATGTACAACGGTCTTACTGGGGAACAATTGGAAACCTCTATCTTTATTGGACCTGTATTCTACCAGCGTTTGAAACATATGGTGAGTGATAAACAACATAGCCGTTCGATTGGTCCTATGGTGAATCTTACACGTCAACCTGCGGAAGGTAGAAGTAGGGATGTTGGTTTCCGTATAGGTGAGATGGAAAGAGATGTCATGATTGCTCACGGTATGACTCGGTTTTGCAAAGAACGTATGTTTGACGTTTCTGATAAATACAGTACACATGTTTGTAAACGTTGTGGTCTGATTGCTGCATACAATGATGGTACGAAAAACAAAATGTATACTAGCTCAGACTTCACCAGGTTCCATTGTCATACATGCGATAATAAAACAGACTTTGCTAAGGTGGAAATTCCGTATGCATATAAATTAATGTCACAGGAATTACAGACTATCAATGTTGTTCCTCGCATTATCACTGAATAAACATACAATCAAAAATATTGTAAACTATTGAATTTACCATATTTTTTATTTTTTGGATTGTTTTTTTTTGAATTGTTTCTTTTTGGATTGTTTCTTTTTGGATTGTTTCTTTTTGGATGCTTTTTTTGGTTTGTTTCTTTTTAGAGTTTTCTTTTTCTTACCCCCTGGTGTTTCATAACCAAAATCTAGTTTTCCGGTGATTCTAGACGGAACATCATCATCGTCATCACTATCATATGTTCTTCTAGGTTTTCGACGTTTATCTTGTATTCTAGGTGCTTCATCATGACTTCCTACTTTTTTACTACCTATATACTTTAAACTTTTTATGTTACATAAAACTATCTCTGGGTCCAAATCATCCGTAAAATTTACTCCCTCCATATGACCTGCTGCATATCCATTGTAACGTTTATCACATAAATATTTTGACAAAGCATTATCCTTTTCTGGTTCAGACTTACGTTTGTGATTATCAGGAAAACCATAGTTATCGTGCATAAAACCATAGTTATCGTGCATTATAGTTTGGATATCATATTTATTGACTTTTTGACTATCTGTATCAGTTATAGTGTCATTTTGTCGAGCTGCATTATCATATAATTTTGCATTTGGTTTATCCATTGCAACTAATTCTATTGGTGCAATTGTTTCAAACATAAATACATTTCCATTACTTTTCGCATATTTGGCAGCATACTCTTCAGATAATGCAAAAAAAGTATGTGACTTTTTATAGAAATTTGGTCTTCCATTTATCTCTTCCACTGTATTACTACCATGATATAACTTAATTCCTTCTGGTATAACATAATATTTAATTCCTTCTTTATCTATTATATCAAAATTAAACTCTGTCATTATATATATTTTATAGACACATTATTTTGAAAAAATAGTTTCGATATTCTCTATCAATGATACTCTTTTCTTAATTTTTTTAACATCGATTGTCTTTTTGTACCTATCAGGAGTCCGAATAATATTTTTGATAAGTTCAATGTCTTCGTCCACATTCCCCGACATACATATTACTTCCTCAGGAAAATAATCCTGAATATGCTTACAACCTAAATATACTGGTGTGGTATTGCACAAAAGTGGATTCACTATCTTCTCACTAAAATAATGGTTTGATTGCACATTCTCGATTGCAATATGAAATTCATAATGTTTATACGGTTCAGAATCAGTAAATTCCCCTTTCAAGTATGGTGAAGGTGTATTGTATATTTTACAGCCTCTTCCATAGATATCTACCGGTAATTGTTCAGTCAAAATGCGCATAGTCAAATCATGACGATACTTATGTCCAGGCATTTGGTATTTCAAACTTATCATAATTGATATTGTAGTTGTTTTCAATGGCACATGCATTAACGGTGTCATATGCCACATATATCCATAATGTTCTCTAAATGGTTCCGGTAAATCTCCTTTATCACCTATATAATATGTACCAATTTTTGCTTTTGCATATTCAATGAAACGTTGAGTTAACCCTAAATAAAAAATTGGTTCATATGCCAATCCTAATACATTTGCCTTTGGAATATGCTCTGGAATTCTCGGCATAGCAATATTCAAAATAACTACATGTGTATAGTCGTCATCGTTTGTTATATATACATTTTTATCCTTACCATAATTAGGCAACAAATAAGTTTGACATAAACGCTCAAATACTTCTTTACAGTCTTCAGATGGACCAAAACTAGAAAAAATTCGTAATTTATACATTGCATAAATTAGTTCGATATCTCTATATTTTTGTCTATGGAATATATAATTTACTAGTCAACAAATATCATGGACGAAGATGAAATGGAAACTGTGAATGATAATACTGAAATAAATGATATTCGTACTCAACCTGAATTCAAAGGAATTACATTGTCTGGATATAAAAAAACCGAGGTTCGAAAACAATTATTAGAAAACTTAAAAAAAGGAAAAATAGAACAGGCGTGTCATTGGTCAGCTGAACTAATATGTGCTGGTCATTACATCGAATTATGGGAAATCTATTTACATTTTGTATGTAAATACATACATTTAGGAAATCCCAAAATAGCTGTTTACTTGGATAAGAGATACACAATATTCAGAAATATTATGTCGCAGGGTCAATTCCTCAATGAATTACAATTACGTAATCACCCCGTAATAAGACAGTTGTTTGCAGAAATCACCTGTGTCATTTGTTTATCAGAAAAGAAAAATAGTACGGAACCTGTGAAATTAAAAAAAGATGAAGAATTTGATATTACACAAATGTCTGAAAAACTCATTGCTCCCAATGTAAAATATATTGAACCTATGTTTTTGAAAGATGACCCGAAAGAATTCTATATTGCAGCAAATGAGTTTGCATACAATATATCAGATGATAAGAAAAATATGTTAAATGCATGTTACTGGATAGAATGGACAATAGAATTCGAGAACCTTTGTAAAAAGAAGAAAAATAAATCAACATGTGAAGGTCGTCCATTCGTGAAAGTAGATGCAAAGGGACGAAATGATATTATATGGATTTTGTGGGATGCTATATTGTTTTACGCTAAAAAGAAACCTAAATTTGTAGAACAAGCAATACAATCATTATTCAATCTTTTTTGTATCAAATATACAACAGCATCCTGTAAAAAACGTAGATATTTATTGTATTTTGCGGTATCATTAATAACAGAATCCGTGCGAACCGATATTGAATTGATACCGGATAAAACAGTAATTGCAGTAGTTGTCAAAAAAATCAACTCTATTTACAAACAAATTAAGAAAAATGAGCATAGTCCGAATACTGAATATTTGTTTGCTAATGTGGATAAAGCAAATATGTTTGAACGGTCCATGAAACAGATGGAACTCGTAAATTCAGTAGATAGTCAATTTCGAAGGTGATACATAATATATTTATTGTATAGTATGTACTGTTTAGTCACTGTCACTATCACTACCCCAGTTATCTAATTCTTCATGTTGCAATACGATACTAGATGGTCTTCGGTTTATTTTATTCAACGATGACTCTAGTTGCGATTCTTTTAAATCCCATTCAGATAGTAATTGACGATTTTTATAATTAAGTTCTCGATTTTTGATATGATAAACGTTTCTAGATTTGGTATCCATAATAATTTCAAACTCCGTCACTAAATTCTTTTTATTCTCTATTATTTCTTCATATTCAGAACTTAATGCATGTTGCAGCTTAGACCACTCTTCTAGTTTTTTCTTAGGGTCTTGGTGTTTCCATATATCTTTATTTCCCCATGGACCAATTATATCCATTCGATAGTCTAATTGATTATGCAACATTGAGAACTTTTCTCTTAATGTTTGTATACGCTCCTTCGTTTCGTCTAACTTGTAATATTTTGAAATAGACAATAGTAAGGAAATGTAAGTGGATATAAAAATAGATATCACTGAGATATAATCATCTGGTATAGCAAATTGTTCTCGAGTTGCCTGTAAAAACCCAGATACGGTTGAAAAAAAGATGACTGATGTTTGTATATTATTAACCATCGAATTCAAATCATCATATTTCAAATCTAATAATCTCTTGTTCTCCTTACATTCTTTCAAAACCACTAAATTATTCTTTTTCACAGACTTTAATTCACTTTTAAAAATGATGTATTCTGTTTGAGTAAACCAACTTTTATTTCCGGAAATATCAGATATTCCATGTACATGTTGTAACAATTCTGATACAATACTAGCATTCCCATTTGTTGGTGCAGTAACATTTGGTTGAGGAATTTCATCAGGTTGTACAACATCCTGGTCTGGCTCATTTAATAACTGATTACCGCTCAAATCGTTTACATATAATGATATATTTGATTTATTTTCTTCAGTACTCATTACTATATCGATTGGAAATAATTTTAGTAATTTACAATATTAAATTACTAAAGTAGTATTTCTAAATCAGTAAACTACTAAATTTAAAAAGATGCTCCGAACGAACCTCCCAACAATCCATTAGCAGCCATAGGTCCCGGATTCATATCCATCATAGGTCCTCCTCCCATCATATGGTCATAAGATTCCATAACACTATTTTGACGTGTCGTTGCTACAGGTGCAGGAGGAAACATATTGTTCTGGGTGTTAGTGTTATCTAAATAATCTGCTTGACTAGGTGCATGTTGAGATACGGGTTTTGATACCTTCACGTTGTTCTTCATTCCCTCTTTTTTCTCATTTGTACTAGGTCCATTCCATAATTCCATAATTCTATCTACCATAATATTCACTTTCAACCCTAATTTTGTTTGAATACTCAATACGATTATCAAAAAGGCTAATACCACATTTGTCAAATTAAGATTCTCATATTTGAAACCACTATAAGTTGGGATATAAGTAATAATTCTATGGATAAGAATAATACCAACAAACATGACAATCAATTGAATGATTATTTCGGCTAAAACCTCTACCGATGATTTTTCAGGGTCGGCTTCGGGTATAAATCGCTGAATTGATTTGTTCAACATTACAACAGGAACTACTCCTAAAACAGAATATTGTATAGCATTCAATATTTCAGCATTACTTTCTTCTGCCATAGAGAAGACATGAGATAGAAAAGATTTTTTTGAAAGACTAGAAGTTTCTTGTAAAATTTCCATTACTATATAGAGAACCTGTAGAAAATATATAAAGATGATATCACTTATTTTGATATACATCATGCACCAGGAAGAACAGTATTTGCAATTAATTCGCGATGTTTTGGAGAAGGGTACTATGGAAGAAGGTAGAAATGGACGTACAAAGTCTTTGTTTGGTTACTCTATGCGTTATTCCTTGAAAGATGGTACGATTCCACTACTTACTACAAAACGTGTAGCCTGGAAAACATGTTTCAATGAACTAATTTGGTTTATCAATGGTCACACTGATAATAAAAAACTAACTGATAAAAAGGTTACTATATGGAATGCAAACGCGAGTCGTGAATTTCTAGACAGTCGTGGATTACATAATAATGAAGTAGATGATTTAGGTCCTGTTTATGGACATCAATGGAGACATTTCAATGCAGAATACAAAGATTGTCACACTGATTATACAGGTAAAGGCGTAGACCAATTACAATATATAATAGATTCACTCAAAAATCCAGAAACTCGTACTTCTCGTAGATTGGTTTTATCCGCTTGGAATCCATGTCAAATAGACCAAATGGCATTGCCTCCCTGTCATGTATTGATGCAATTCTATGTACGAGAAAATAAATATTTATCTTGTTCATTATATCAACGCAGCGGAGATATTGGTCTAGGAGTTCCATTCAATATTGCATCTTATTCTTTTTTGACTCATATTATTGCTAGACATTGTGGTTTAGTAGCAGATGAATTTGTTCACTTTATTGGTAATGCGCATATATATGAAAATCATATAGATACTTTGAAAACACAAATTCAACGGGTTCCTTTAGATTTTCCACGCATTGAAATTACAAATTTACATGATAATATAAATGATTACTCTATTGATGATTTGAAATGGATAGAAGAGTACAAACATCATGCAACTTTGAAAATGGATATGTCCGCATAAAAATAATTAATTTTATATGTATATAGAGAATAATATTATACTCTATATATAATGAGTGCAGCAAACGCAGCAGCAATTAGAAGAAGAGCGAATAATCAACCCACAACTCCTACTCCGTCAAATACTCCTACAAATAATACAAATGCTATACCACAAACCGCTCCAGCAAATAATAACCAACTAGGTCTTACACTCAAACAAGTAATTAATAACCTAGATAACCGTATATCTTCATTAGAAACAAAGACCCCTGACATAAATGGTATTGATACTGTGTTTTCTCCTACAGTTATGGAAGAATTTAACGCTCGTTTTGAAATTCTAGCAAACGAATTAGCAGATATAAAAGATACTATTATGAAGTTGCAAACATTCACTATGGAAGTTAATAAATCTATGCATGATGAACGTATTCATATATTATCAGAAGTTGGTAGTACGGCTACTGTAAATAACATCAAAGATATTTCAGATGAGGCTTCAGCCACAAGTGCTAGTATTAAAGATATGGCACAAAATGAATTATCGAATACAAATTAATAATTTAATGAAACAATATGAAATAATATTACAAATTATATTATAATATTATCTTATCAAATGCAAAACAATACTTTACATGATAAATTGAATGATTTGAAAAACACTTATTATCAAAATAATTCAAAAAATACTTTTTTCAAAAATAAACAAAAACTAGCTTGTGCGGATATGGTTTCCAAATCTATTGATATTAATACATTAATGCATAATACATTTTTCCAATTTGAAAATACAAATAAATTATTTTTCCAGTATACTGTTTTCAAAACCTTTGCTACAGACAATAACGTAAATTATATATTAGACAGTTTTATGAAATTATTAGAAGATATCATATATACATATGGGTCATTTGAACTTCATATAAATATGGAAACTTATACAATTACCGCTCATGAAAGATATAAAAATATGTACAAACTATTGTTTTCTAGATGTGAACAAAATAATATTTTATTTAGTGATAAGTTAGTTTCCATGAATATATATAATACACCGAATGTCATCAACACACTACAAATATTTTTTGCCCCTTTCATTGATAAAAATGCTGTAAACAAAATATTCATAATTGATAAAAAACAAAGTCAATCTTTACTAGAAAATTTATTTGCAAACAATAACATAAAAGGATTACATTAAAATATGTATAAGATGAAGTTACAAATTTCAGACCATGGCAGAGCTGAAATATTTACAAATTTATTTCAACACATTAAATTGTTTACTGACTACATAAATATTACCTTTGATAAAGAAAAAATGTATATTCAGACCATGGATAGTGGACGTGTTTCTATATTTGAAATTTATCTACCTAAAGCGTGGTTTGACATATACGAATTCAACTCAGATGAAAATGTTGTTATGGGTATAAATGCAAATGTTCTATTCAAAGTGTTGAATACCCGTCATAAACAGCAAGAAGTCAATATTGTCTACCAGGAAGGGTCGGATAAACTCAATATTCACTTTACAAATGATGATAAAAGCATCTTTGACAAACATTTTGAATTGCCTTTAATGGAAATGGATACGGAGTTGTTACAAATTCCCAATTTCGAGAGTGATGTTGATATTTCAATTCCATCTACTACATTTGCAGCAATTATTAGTCAATTACAAATTTTTGGGGATACTATTGAGTTTAAATGTACAGAAGAAAAAATACAACTATTTTCTATCAGTAGCGAATCTGGTAAAATGATAGTAGACATTGAAATTGACGATTTGACCGCATATTCAATCACAGAAGATAATGAAATGAATATATCTTTCAGCCTTGCAAAAATACATAATATATGTCAATACAACAAGATGGCAAAGGAAATAGAAATATTACTTACTAACGATTATCCTATGCAAATCACATATGATTTAGGAATCGAAGATGCTAAGATGGTCTTTTATCTAGCTCCTAAAATTGGAGATGAATAAATATTTTCTTTGCAAAATACATTAAAATATACAATATTTATTATATATATTGTGTATAATGAACACGCTTATTCATATTCTCATATTTATCATAGTTTTATTAGTATACGTACATGTTGCAAATCAACTTAAAACGAGCGAAGATTTAGAAATTTACGAGTTTGACTATACCGATAATACTTATTTACAAGAAGTATGTGATTTAAAACAACCTGCTGTATTTCCTTTACAACCTGTAAATCCGGGCTTCTATGAAAGTGTAAATTCTGATGTCTTAGATGAATTGTCTAACTGTGATGTTAAGATAAAAGAATCTGAAGATTATTGGAAAGAAATGGATTCTGTCGACTATATATTAGTGCCTTATAAAAGTTCTCAAACATTGATTAAAACAGACACTCATAGTAACTATATTACTGAAAATAATGACTCTTTTGTAGAAGAATCTGGTCTGTATTCTGCGTTCAAAACAAATGATGAACTATTGAAACCTTCTTTTAATATACACAGCACATATGATATATTAACTGGTTCAGATAAAGCATGTACTCCTCTTAGATATCACACACATAATCGATATTTCTTATCTGTAAACTCAGGGAAAATCCGTGTAAAATTAACACCATGGAAAAGTTCTCGGTATTTATATCCAAATAAGGATTACGATTCATATGAATTTTATTCTCCTATCAATGTTTGGAAACCTCAACGCAAATATTTTCATGAAATGGACAAAATCAAATATTTAGAATTTGATATTAATGTAGGCAGTGTTCTCTATGTTCCTTCTTATTGGTGGTATAGCATTCAATACTCTAACGATTCAACTATAGTATGTGGATTCACATACAACACTCCTATGAATTATGTTGCAAATACAAAAGATATGGCTCTCTATTACCTACAACAAAGCAATACTAAAACAAAAATAACAAAAACTATAGAATTACCTGTACACACAGCAGAAAAAGATATTGATGATGCAAATAGCAGCGAAAATAAAGAATCTATAATTGATAATCAAACTGATACCCTCTAAAAACTACATTTAGGAGTATTTTGTATTTTTTTTCCGAAAAAGAATTGGGGTCGCTCAGAAAAAATGGACAAAAATAAATGTCCAATTTTTTGTCCAAGAATGAAAAATCATTTTTTATAAAAACGTAAAAAATGGTTTTAAAGCATAATGCAGTAAAAATGGATTTTTCATGATTTTTTTGACTGCATGTTTTTGAAAATTATTTTTCCATGCAAAGGATTTAGGGGATTTTTCTGTTGTATTTATATACAACAAAATACAACAAAAAATCCCCATGAAATATTTTTGTGAAAACTGTAACTATTCTACGAGCAATAGTAAAGACTATAAAAAACATTTATTGACTGCAAAACATAAAATACAACAAAATACAACATTTTACAACAATACTAAAAATGACTACATTTGCGGTTGTGGAAAAAAGTATACACATAGAGCGTCGCTATATAATCATGCTAAGAAATGTGGGGATAAATCCCCTACAAAAATCCCCAAAGGAATATATGGTGTCAAATCAATATATACTGATGTGATAAACAATGATAATGCTTTGAACGGTGAGGATATATTTAGCCTATTGAAACAAAATCAGGAATTCAAAGAATTACTAATAGAACAAAATAAGATGATGATAGAGCAACAAAATGAAAATCAAAAATTACAAACACAACTTATAGAGGTAGTTAAAGACACTGGAAATACATATAATAGCACCACTAACAACAATCAGAAATTCAACCTCAACTTCTTTTTGAACACTACATGTAAAGATGCTATGAACATGAGTGAATTCATTGAAAATATTGAGGTTAATTTTAAGGATATTGAGAACATTGGGAAAAATGGGTATGTATCTGGAATGACAGATATGATACTTTCTCGTATCAAAGAGTTAGATGTAACAAAACGTCCCATGCATTGCACTGATTTGAAACGCGAAACCATGTATATTAAAGATAATGACGAATGGGCAAAAGACACACCAGAGAACTCAAAATTCCATAAAATGATAGATTATGTTGCTAAACAAAACTATGCCAAAATGCCATTATGGCGTCAACGAAACCCGGAATGCCTAGATTCCGACCATCCGAAATATGATTTTTGTATCAAAATGATGAGAAATATGCTGGGCGATGTAGGAGCAG